TGTTTGCGTGCCGACAAAAAAAGCGTTCTCCGAAAGAGAACAAATCAGATTCGACATCTACTGGAGCCAGAAGGCCAAGCTGTATCGCATGTATATTTCTTTACCAACGTCTGCAAGAAGTATCTCGTTGAGTCTCAAAAGATTTAAGACACAAGAAGAGTTGATTGCAGAAGGTGAAGTTTGGTTGGCCAAAGCAGGCTGTAAGAAAGTAAAGAAAATTGATTTTAGGGAACCTAAGGTCGAGAAGATTGAGCAAATGGCTCTATTTTAGGGTGAGGTGAGAAAGTGAGTAGGAAGGTTTACATCACAAGTGGCATGAGTATAGACGAACGGTTGCTTGATGTGGCAGAGCAAGACCAAGTCGCTGCACTCATATGGCCATGGATACTAACAACATTTGATGACTGGGGAAGGGCAGAAGCTAAATCTAGAAAACTCAAAATGAAGATTTTCCCTGGAAACGAAATAGTTTCAGCTGATTCGATCGATGCAGCGCTTCGCCTATATCACGAACACGGACTAATTCAGCTTTATGAAGTAGATGGACGTCCATATATGGCTATTCCTCACGAAAAGTGGTTCAAGTATCAGACTCATATTCGAAAAACCAAGCGCGAAGTTGATGAATCAAAGTATCCAGCTCCACCCATAGCGCTAGTGAACGCGCAAGTGCGCGATAAATCGCGGGAAAACACACCTTCACCTTCACCCTCCACCCTTCCACCCTTCACCTTCTGTAGTAACAACAATAACAACAACGCGCGCGAGGAAAATGAGCAAACCGTGAACGAATCGGTTGAAAGTGATACGAATCCCGATGAAATCGCGAACGATTTGCCGGAAACTCCGAACGACTTAGACGAGACTTTCTCAAAGGTCGTCGATGTAGAACGTCCTAAGGATTTGGGTACCAGAGCAGTTAACTGGGCCGAAAAGAATTGGGGGATACCCATCCCGGAGGGTACAGCTAACAATATCCTTGCCTGGTGTGATGAATTCTTGACAAGAGGAAGCACGGAACCTGACTTTGTTGTTATCGAAGCGCTTAAACGCTGTTTGGATGCCAATGTAAAAAACATGAACTATTTACGAGCTGTGCTTACGGACTGGCGTGATAATGGGATTCTAACCGTGTCCCAAGTCGAAGCCAGAGAGATTGAGCGTAAAAAGCAAAAAGGACACAAGCGAAATAACAAAGACCCAGGGGACAAGCCTCCTGAGCCGCCAAAGCCGGGTAAGTACGATGGTTTTTATCTGTAAAAACAGGAATCGGAGGGAAACAAGATGGGTTACGAAAAATCACCGCGGATCAGAGATATAGCCGAGGAACTAATTGACGATCATCATCCGCACCTCAAGGATGCCAAGGAAGTTATAGAGTATTTTACGCGGGATGATAGCGGGGTAGATTGGTTAGGCAAGTGCAAAAAGTGTACGAGCTTTGAAAGATTCTTAACTGGCAAGATGTTTCACATTTTTATTATTGAGCTAGCGCTTGAGGCGTGGCCAACAGAAAAACTCAAAGCCCTTATCGATCATGAGCTCTGCCACATTCAAAGAAAAACTGGCATGGAAGTCATTGAACCAGCAACAGGCAAAATCATCAGGAAGGAATGGGCCAAAAAAGATGATCCGGACAATTGGTATATCCGGGAGCATGATGTCGAAGAGTTTTCCGATGTTATTCACCGGCACGGGCTCTGGGAGCATGGTATTGAGAAATTCGCTGAGGCTGTTAGGGAAGCGGATTACCAAATGACGATTTACGATGCAGAACACGAGCAGGAGATGAGAAGGGCGCAATGAACCACAAAGAATCGGATGAACAAATCTCCCTCTTCCAGTGGGCAAAGATGGCTCAATGCCAATATCCTGAACTTAAACTCCTTCACGCCATCGGGAACGGAAACGCAAAAAGAAATATAGTCCAAGGGGCAAGGATGAAGCGAGAAGGAGTTTTGGCAGGGGTATCTGATGTCATGCTTCCTGTTGCCCGGGGTGGCTATCACGGACTATATATTGAGCTTAAGGTAAAGGGTAATAAGACGTCGGAAGCCCAGGAATGGTGGATAGAAGAGACTAAAAAGCAAGGTTATTACTCAACTGTCTGCTATGGATGGACTGAGGCAAGTAAGGTTATCCAGAAGTATCTTGCAAGGAGGAAAACCCATGAAAGCACTCGTGGTACTTAACGGCCAATATTTCGCAGGCAAAAACGAACTAGACAATAAGCTCATATTTGAGCCAGAAAGGACCAAGGCGATGCCGGTTGATGATAAGGACCTGAAATTTATCGTACAGACGGTTGCCGGATGGGTTGCGGATAATGAGATTGAGCTTCATCGGCTCGAAATACTTAGAGCAAAGAAACGCCAAAGTGAGGTGCCGTCATGAAGGCCTACGGAACCGTAGTGACAGCCAAGCTCATGCAGGCTAAGGATGTGCCGGAGGTCGGGCCGGTAAAGACTTACCGTCTTGAAGAAGAGTTTGAGACAAAGGTTGCTAGGAGCCTGCAGACCTTGATCAAAATCGGTAAACCGCAAATGAAAGTTGAAACAGAGGCCAAGCGTGAAGCGATACAGCAGATTATTATTGCGTGTATAAAGGAGTTGGATAGGGATGTGCAAATGCCGAAAGTGTAAGGCCTCTAAGTGTCAATGCAAGGATTGTGCGGAAAAGGATAAATGTGATTACTACCAAAAGATCGATGATTGCCGGTGGGTGAGGATCGGAGGGCGGAAGCGTGAGTAAATCAAAGATAGAGTGGTGCGACGCTGTATGGAATCCAACTACTGGTTGCAGTAAGGTTTCCGAAGGCTGCCGCAACTGCTATGCCGAACGATTATGGCCAAGGTTAAGAGCAATGGGCAATCCTGCTTATAAGGACCGAAATTTTAATGACGTAGCGTGTCATCCAGAGCGATTGGATCAGCCGATGCAGTGGAAGAAACCGCGAAGAATATTTGTTAATTCTATGAGCGATCTGTTTCATGATGATGTACCAGATGAGTTTATTTTTAAGGTGTTCAACGCAATGGCAAACGCTCAATGGATTAATGGACATACTTTTATGGTCCTTACGAAGCGCCCTGAACGCATGAAGCGAATAATGGAATTAATCAAGAAAGATTTAGAAGAACAGGCGAAACCGGAAAAGTTATCTAATGGGATGACTCGAAGGAAAATGACTTTTGGCTTTCCTCTAAAAAACGTTTGGCTTGGTGTCTCAGTAGAGAATCAAGCTGAAGCTGACGAAAGGATTCCATTGCTGTTACAGACACCGGCGTCAGTGCGGTTTATCAGTGCAGAGCCGTTGCTGGGTCCTGTTGATCTAAGTAGATATTTAGGCGGATTTTGTCATCCTGGTTGCATAAAGGATTTAACTTGCTCAAAGCATTGTGGGCACAGAAAAAAAGACGGTCTTGACTTGGTCATCGGCGGCGGAGAATCAGGACCAGGTGCAAGGCCAATGCATCCAGATTGGGTGCTGGGCTTGAGGGATCAGTGCCAAGATGCTAGTGTATCGTTTTTCTTTAAGCAGTGGGGAGAATGGAAAACGTTCTATGACAGAGAAAAGGATGATCCGGACTGGGGCAATATCCCGGAAGAAAAGAATGGAGTTCAGAGGTTGAATATCAATGGCGGACGCGGATTTCATGGAGATAGAGTTGTTTACCTCAAGAGAGTCGGCAAAAAGAAAGCTGGCCGCGAACTAGATGGTCGAACATGGGATGAAATGCCGATGATCGGAGGATCAACATGCTGAAGTGCGGGGATAGATTCTGCAGTAATCCGGAAAGAAAAACTGAACAGGATCTCCAGAATTGTAGCCTTGCTAAGAATCCAAAGATGAAAAATTGTTATTACCATAGGGTTGGTGAAGGTTGCAAAGAATGTGGGGGAAAGACCGTGAAGGTTGGCGCTGGTATACATTGTTTGGTTTGTGGAGCAAGTGGATAACCCTGTGGACAACCTGTTAATTAAATGTGAATAAAGGGGTGAACGAAAGGGGTGGCCAAGAGTGAAGGAGCTAATCAATGATTACAAAAATGCTTTGAGACAAGTCAATAGAGCAAAAAATTTGGCCACCGATCCAGAAGATAAAAAGTTACTAGGCAGCTGTGCCGACAGTCTGAGTTATTCAATTGAGTATATGGAGAACGGGAAACAACCTGGTAGTCGACGAGGGATTACTAGAAGAAGCTCCATACAGAGAGAAGTACCAGTGGATCCGCAAAACCTTGCTTTTGTTCGGGCAGCTGCTTTACAGAGTCAGCCGACTGAGGTTAGCGAAAAAATGCAACGAGCAATAGGCGATCTTAAGTATGCTTTTAGAGATTTGACAGTGAAGGAGAAGGAAGCTTACTCGTTAGTTAGGGCAAACGGTTATTCCTTTGGGGATGCTGCAGCGATCATGGGGATACAGAAGGGTACAGTCCAGACGCTGGTTAAAAGGGCTGAGGAAAAAATGTATTTGATGGTCGAGGATCTAACCGAGCAAGGAATTGTATTCAAGCAGGATATTCAGCTTGAAATGTTCTAGTTTTATATACGATTGCCACCTATATATGGGGTGCTCGTATTATTGAATAAAGCCAGAAGGTCTATAATCTCCTGGCTTTCATTCTCAAAGGCTTCTAAGGGTGGCCTTAATCCTCTAGAGTGCACAATATCTTGTAATAAGTTTAGAAGATTAAATTTTATTTATCTAATCTTGCACTGTTATAAACGAGGGATTGAGCATCTGTTTAATTGTTGATTTATCAAAATTGCCATCTCTTCTAAACACTTCATAGAACTGCTGTATTTCAAAATTTGTATCAATGAGCACATTATCAATAGAAGCTAATTCTTTTTGAGTTGAAAGCTTAATAATTATTTCATACATCAAAGAATCGACGTATGAATGTAAATGTTCTCCAATTGCTTTGATATTATTAGGCGTGTCACCGGAATGAACAATTCCGTTTCTTACTCTATAGATCCTGCGAATGTGCCAAGTAACACGTTCTTTATATTTCTCAGTTATTTGAAATATCGTTTTTTTGCTTTTTCCAGAATTAGAAATCTCATGTATTCTGCTTCGTAGTACTGGATAATTTGTTAGTTTCGAATAATAAGTGCTTCGCAACGGTTCATATTCTTGTAGTAACACAAAACATGCTATTTTTTCTTGTTCATCAAGATCTTGAGAAACAGATTTGAGTAATGTAAGATAATCTTCTTTTTCCAATACTTGTGAAATTTTTGCTCTTAAATCTGAAAATAGTGATACTAAATAATCTTTTTGAAGTATTGGGACAAGTATTTTGATTACTTCTTTGATTTTAGAATCATTTTGCATTGGAATACAAAGGACTTCAATTACCGACCAAAGATTAAGAAAACCTGTTTCATATTCTCGATTAGATAATGCTGTATTATGTAAATCAATAGCTTTTTGAAGGATTTTAAATTCTTTTTTTGCGTTAACCAATAAAGTAGTAACTAATGTTTCTGCAAAATCTCCAGCAGTAGGTATATCTAATTCTTCAATTGAGTTATAGCCCAGTGGAACTGCTGCCAAAACATTAAATGCTCCTTCATTAATCTCAAAGGTCATTCCTATTTTATAGATAAGGGACCTATTCTTATGACTAATGAATTTATAAAACTTTAGAAATAAATTAAATTTCTCATATGCTTTTCTAATCGCTGAGTAATAATCAAGAGCTTTAATTTTAATATAAACAGTCAAAAAGTCTTTAGGTAATTTAAGTCTGTTAAAATTTCCATCGTCCTCAAAATTTATCTTTAACATTTTTGTTAGAATATCCTTAAAATTAACGATTATGTCGGAGACTCCAAAATATACTTTAAAATCTTTATTTGTAAAGCTGAAATGTTCTAAAAAGACATTAAGAGAAGACATTGAGTCTACTTTATTCTTGAAAAAAAATCTTTGTGTATAAGTATAAACATATTCTGAAGTATATCCTCTGCAAATTAGTTCCGGTAAAAAACATTTTATTGCTTTTTCAATTTTCTTTTTTTCCTTTTGCTGAGGAATTATAAATTTCAAATATTCAACACACCATTGATAATATTTACCTCCTCCAAAAATGTGTTGAAGATAGTCCATAAGCTTTAATTGATCTACCTTCGTCGAAGTGTTTATAGCGCTTAATACACGTTCAATATTTTGTTGACCCCAATATTTTTTCAAGACAATATCATTTTGAAAAGTATCCTTAAACTCTTCTAAAATATAATCAAGATTTGACTCTTTAACTTTGCCTTGTTCTACTTTGTTACCTGTTTCAAGATACTCAATTATAAGTTGATTAGTATTAAGGATTGGAGCTTTATATATGTCGATGGAATAGTGAAACAGCATTTCTTCCAGTCTTTGAGCAAAATAGAGAAGTCCATCGTAATCAAAGTCCTTACTCCATTTATTGGGTGCTGAAAATTTCACCTTATTAGACCCCTTTCCGTAATTTATTTTCAGCAATAACTACCAAACTCTTTCTACAAGAACAATCCAAATCCTTTATTAAATGACAATAATTTCTTAAGACAGATTGGAAAGTAAGTTTTTTGATTTATACTGTTTGTTGGCATAAAGGATGCAAAGCCTTGGTGTTTAAAAACAGCAATAGCATCTAAAGTATAGCTGTAGTTGTTCTAGTTTTGTCATACGATTGCCACCTATATATAAGAGTACTTTCTTGCTAATTGAGGTCTTTGGGCCTCTTTCTTTTTGATTATGTTAGGAGGGGGAACATGGCCAAAAGAACTAGAATTGAGCCAGTTCTTTTTTTATGCCCAGTTTGTAAAAAGAATTATTTTTCGTTTCTTGAAAAAGTATGTTGCCCGGAGTGTGAAAAGAGGAAAGAAATTGAGGCTTTAAATAATGTATAGCAAAAAAAGATGATAGACGGAGTTAAAAATAAGTATCACGGGCATAAAAAAAGACCCTTTTACATGGTCCTCTCGAAATACGATTTATTATATTTGGCTTGTTGGCCTTTTTTTTATTTTTTCTTTTAAAACCACGAATTGCTACCAAAAGATAAATAATTGCAGTAATTAATTCTATTAACTTATTTAGATCTATTTCAATTAAATTCATCACAATAATCCCGCCCTTCTAACGTTTTAATATACACAACCAGTTCTAAAATATACTTTTTTGTTTAAGGGATTTGAAATTGAATATTAATAACCAGGATGAAGTCGGCCGATGGGTACAAAGCTTAATTGATGCTGACAACCTTCATGCCTTCTATGTTTCTGATCCCTGGATAAAGCTTAGAGTAGATGTGCTTGAAGAGCATAAGTATGAGTGCCAGCGCCACAAAGACCTAGGCTTTTACAAGCGAGCTAACACGGTCCACCATGTTCAGTATGTTAGGAAGTATCCTCACTTAGCATTGAGCAAGGTTTATGTTTTTGAGGGCAAAGAATACAAGAACCTTATACCCTTGTGCCATGCTTGCCATGAAGAAGCGCATGGGTACCGACAAAAGGAGAAGAAGAAACCGCTGACAGAGGAGAGATGGTAGTGTTCGTTTTATTTAAGTGTATGGAGTGCAGCCGGCTAATAGCTTGGACAGACAACAAGAGTGATGGTCACAGATGTGATTGTGGTGGGATACTTGATCCAATAGATAAAGGTAAAAGAGAAGACTTACGAGAAAAGTATTTTGTTCAAGGGGACATAGACTTTCACCCGAGGAAAGCGCTTTTTGCCATTACCTACAGAGAGCATGATGAAATCATGTATAACCTTTTATCTGAACGGTTTGCACAACTAAAAGCTACTCCGGATACTCGGAATGAAAAGAAGTATCAGCAGATAGAATACTTGCTTGGGTTGTATCGAAGAAAGATTGAGCAACACGATTTGAAAAGGTAATTGTATACCCCCGGTCAGAAAAAAACGCATTTTAATTAGGGGGAGCTTGACCGGTAAGGGTTATAGACAGTCTGCCTAGGCTTTCGCGCGTGAGGGGTGGTGGGGGGTGGTGATTTGGCTCCGAATGCAAAAACTAAGAAATATTTAAACTCCGAATTGTATGCCGAGGTTCAGAGGGGTTTATTAGAGCAGCTCAAGAAAAACGGCACTCTTGGGAAATATTATACCGATCTTGTTGGCGACTACATGGATATGTGGGTTACCAAATGCCTCCTCGTTGACGACATCCAAAGGCGCGGAGTAACCATCAAATATGATAATGGAGGCGGGCAAAAAGGCCTAAAAAAGAACGATAGTATTGAGCTGCGAATCAAAGTAAACGGTCAAATGCTTAGACTATTGACAGAATTGGGAATCAAGCCGGCGCAATCTGGCGGTGAAGGTGATGACCTCTAAGATCAATCAACATATCCTTCAATATATCGAAGCCGTAGAAAATGGAACAATAGAGGCTTGCGAAGAGCAACACTTATTAGTTGCCCATGTCAGGGCATGCTTCAATAGTGAGGATATATACACCGATGATGAACAGCTCGAAAACTATTTAAGCCTTACAAAGTACTTCCCATATGATCAACTATTTGACTGGGAAGAATTTGTTTTCACTTTACATTGTTGTACTTATAAAGCTAATGGTTTGCCGCGCTGGCCAGACTTATTTCTGCTTATTGGTCGTGGGGCGGGTAAAGATGGCTATATAGCTTTTGAAGGTTTTGCCCTATCCTCTCAATATAATGGTATCAAAAAGTATGACGTAGACATCTGCGCCAATAGTGAACTCCAAGCAAGGGCTCCATTTGATGATATCTATGGGGTATTAGAAGATCCTGAACATACTAAGAAACTGAAAAGGCATTTCTACTGGAACAAAGAAGAGATTGAAAATCTCAAAACAAAATCAAAGATAAAATACCGGACGAATAATCCAAAGGGGAAAGATGGATTACGGTCTGGTATTGTTGTTTTCAATGAGATTCACCAATACGAGGATTATGCAAACATCAATGTCTTCACAACCGGCCTAGGGAAAAAACCGCATCCGCGGAGAACCTATGCCACAACGAATGGGGATGTAAGAGACGGTCCCCTGGATCACCTCGTTGACCGAGCCAAAGAAATTTTAAAAGGCAATATTTCCGATAATGGAATGTTGCCTTTTATTTGTAAGCTTGATGACAAAGAAGAAGTTCACGATCCGAAGAAAAGAGAGAAGCCAAACCCATCGCTAAAATACCTTCCGCACTTGCGAGAAGAAATTGATAAAGAGTATGAGGACTGGAGACTTAACCCGGCACAATTCAGCGCTTTCATGACGAAGCGTATGAATATCCCTGATGGCAATAAGGAGATCGAAGTAACCTCATGGGATAACATCAAAGCATCATGTGGCGATGTTCCTGACTTAAGTGGTAGAACAGGAGTTGTTGGAATTGACTATGCCAGTGTGACCGACTTCGCGAGTGCTGGGATACTCATTCGGTTAGGAGAGATGAGATATTGGATCACTCATTCTTGGGTATGCACACAGTCTTTGGACCTTCCGAGAATAAAGGCACCCTTAAAAGAATGGGAAAAGCAGGGCTTATTAACATTCGTTGATGATGCAGAAATTAGTCCAGATATAATTTGTAGCTGGATAGCTGACCAGGCTATCAAATACAATCTCTCGAAACTTGCTTTGGATAATTTCAGATACGCTCTCGTGAAAAAATCTCTTAAAACAATTGGATTTGATTACAAAGATCACAAAAACGTAAAGTTAGTTAGGCCATCTGATGTGATGATTGTCGAACCTGTCATAAAAAGTTGTTTTATCAATCACAAATTTGCTTGGGGAGATAACCCTCTCATGAGATGGGCCGTTAATAACACAAAGAAAGTCAGGTCGGGCAGAAAAGAAGGCGAAGACACGGGCAACTATTACTATGCCAAGATCGAAGCCAAAAGCAGAAAGACCGATCCATTTATGGCCTTGGTGGCTGCAATGACCATTGAGGGTGAGCTGGGCGATGGAGATAGTACCTATGATGATCTACCGGT